TAAAGCTTTCTTTGTATCCGGCTTTACTTCAAATACTTCTCCGGCCTCATCTTTACCTGTTGCTACGTGTTCTGCAAAATCTTCTCTTAGTGCTTCAATAGCTGGTGGTGGGTCTTGTGGGTCGAATCCTACATCTTTGATTGGGTCTACAAAAACTCTACCGTCTCCACCGATTTCTTCCAATACTACTCCACCTGGTCCAAGTATTTCTGTTACTCCATCAGGTCTTAGATTTGATGTTGACTTTATTTGCATTGGTGTTTGTACACCGATATCTTTTGTAGGTGTTTCTATTGGTGGTGGTAATAATACTGGCGCTGGAATAACCAATGGTCTAACTGGCGCTGGTAATGGTTGTAGTTTTATAACTTCTGCTACTTGCTCTAATTGTATTTCTGCTTCAGTTACAACTTTTGGTGGTCTTGGTGTATATGCTGCTGCAATATTTGCCGCGGCATTACCTGGCTGTGAAGTATCTTTTTCTTCCGATACATTTTCTATACTAGGTCGTATAGGTAATCTTGGTGGTGGTGTAACGACTTTCGCTCTTGCTCCACCAGCTGCTGCTCTATTTGAGACTGCCTGATTTTTACGAGTGACACTTGTATTGTCCTCACCCCCAACTTCTCTACTATATCCTCTTGCTCTAGCCATTAGTATTGTCCATCTGCTGCTTGTTCTTGAAGTGTCATATCTGCCATTTCATCACCTTGTGATGCTAATTCAATTAATTCTTGTTTTTCTAAATCTCTATAATCATCTTCAGTAATTGGGTCTCCTTGTTCAGTTGAAGTATCTTCATTTGTTGTATCTTCATTACCTGTAATCTTATATAGACTCGGTATAACGATTTGTCCACCTACCATATTTTGTGTAAATCCTCTATCTGTTGGATTAATATCAAACTCTAAAACATTTTGGTCTTTTGAATCAAATTTAATTAATCCAGAGTTATCTGCTTCAATTGCACTATATTCAATCATAGCATTCATTTCTTTAAAGTCATTTAAATATTCTGCATTACTTACTAAACTATCAGTTATAATTTTTACTTCTGTTTTGTCAGGTGATGTTTCACCGACAATATATTTTTGTTCTTTGATAAATACTTCAATGGGTTCTGCATTTGATTTTTCAGAATCGGATGTTTCTTGGAAGTATCTTACTTCTCCGTTAATTATTCTTCGTTTAGCTTGAGCTTTAAATAATGTTCCGTCTTCTTTGATAAAAACATTTCGTGGTCTACCTGCTAATCGTCTTAAAAATTTATAAGTAACTTTATAATCACCTTGTCTGAAACCCAAACTTCTTAAATGATGACCAATATTTAAATCAATAAAGGAACCATCAGAAGTTATTTCAACTTCATCTAATGCTAAAATTCTTGTTACGAGTAATACATCTTGTACATCATAAACATACAACGCAATATAATCGTTGGTGGTATCTTTACCAAAGCTACTATAAACTTTACCTGGTTGGTAATAGTTTATTTTTTCTTTGTCTGTGAATCCGTATTCTAAAGCCATTGTTACCCTTAATTAAGTTTCTTATCTATTACGTATGGAAATTCAAGTTGCAACCATATTCGTTGACCTATTACTGTTCTATACAAATGGTCTTCAACTATTTCGTCATAACGAAAATTCCTTAAATCTTTTCTGACTTCTTTTAGTCTTTTACCACTTATACCTTTAGCATTTCTTTTCTTATTAACTCTAAATTCTTCCCAACCATCAACATTCTTGGATTTTAATTTTTTTAATGCAGAAGAAATGGAAGACGCAGATGCTCCACCTCCAAACATTGCTCGAATGCTAATCTTAAATTTATCTCTCTCATCTTTAAAAAATCTTAATAGTTTTTCGTGTAAAGCATCTGTCGACATATCTGGTGTGTTTTCTTCTTTAAAATGTTCATTAATGAATTGAATTAAATAATCTCTTATGGTTGCTTGAAATTCAATTATATCTGTTGTTATTGGGTTGATTGCTGTATCTGTTGCTGAATCGGTTGTTGAACTATCTTGTCCTGCTCCAAAGAAACTAAAACTATTGTCAAGTTCTCCCGTAAAGAATTGTTGTTTGTTTTCTAAACGAACTTGTTGAAAATCTTCTTCTAATGATAATCCATCAACGGAACCCTCAAATGATTGTAATATTCCTTCTGAATTTCTTAGTGGTGCTTTCGCATCAACAACTGAACCCGATATAGTTGTTTTCTTTTTTAGGTCTTCAATTTCATTTTGGTATTCTAAAACATCACCACTTAGGATATTATCATACAATTCTGATTTCTTTCTTGCTTCGGAAGGTAGGTAAGGCACTTTATCTCACCACTCTAAATTCAAATTCATCATCATAGAAATTAATTTGTTCATCAGTAGTGTCACTACCACTAATTACTTTAATAGCAAATCTATAATTTCTCTCTGCTTGTAGTCCATCCATTTGTATATTAAAGAAGTTACTTGTTGAATCACAACTAATCTTAGAACCCGTTCCAAATGGAATTATTTCTTCCTCTGTTTCTGCGTCACGAACTGAATAAAAAGCAGATGCACTTGGCAAATATTTAACATCTAATTCACCTGGTGTTGTTGAAAAAGCAGTTGTTGGATATAATTCTCTACCAACTATTCTTAATTTTACTTTAGACTTTTCTTTGTATTCAGGTCTTAAATTTTTAAAATATATTTTTAATCTTTCTAAATCTGTTGAACTTAATGCCGATAAACTTCCTGTTGCCCAACTTGAGTCATCCCATACGGCTTCCAACTTAGGTGGATAGATTGTATGAGTTTCTCGTGAGAAGAATTTTAAATTTCCTAAGCGAGTTGAATCACCTTCTTGTCCTGCATTGAAAGTAAAACTTGCTGTTGCGTGATTGTTTCCATATGAACCACTATCTTCTCGTTTCAGAATAAACCCGTTGTTCGGATATACTGAACTTGAGTAAACCCAATTGTTTACCATATCGGTAACATCTGCTCTAACATCTTTCTTGTCAAATGTAATATCAAATGAAGAACTAATACCATATTGTTGATTAGCATCAATACTTGCTGTGAACCAAGTACCACCCTCAGTCAATACTGAACCCGTTATCCAAGGCGTTGTTGCTGCGTGATTACGATATTGATAACTTGCTCCATCATCCGTTACTGGATTGTGGTCAAGTTTTCCTGTTCCTGCAGTCCAACTACCACTTACCATATAGATATGTAGTGATTGTTCTGCCTCAACTTCTTCTGAAGTTGCGTCGAATAAGTTTAAAAAGAATTTTGTTCCTGTTGGCATTAAACCACTTTGGATTGATTCTGAAATATATGTTAAATCAAAATCCATCAATACTCTTGATACATTTGCTATACTACCATTTTGCTGAACGACTTTATTAACTTCTAATATTTCGTCTAATCCAGTATTTCTGGAAGCTGTTGTTCCACCTGAATAAAGTGTTGTATCTCGTTTTCCAAATTCAAAATAATGCATTATTTATCTCCCAATACTCTTCCCTCAATATCACTATCGGGGAATTTCAGTTCAAATATACTTGGGTCTAATGATGGATATATAATTCCGTCTTTTGATGCGGAATCTATATCATAAATATTACCACTATAATTGGCTGATGCTTCGTGTTTATTCGTAATAACAATTAAATTCTTTTGTGGATTATTAACTTCTGGTGGAACAATGGAAACTACTCCGTCCACTAATGAAATCTGATATGCTAAATCACTCAACACGATTGGTTGATTAATTTGCCATTTTTCTGTTGCAAAGAAACTCTTCACTTGTTGTATTGCTCTAAACATTACATCATTTTTATTAAATCCTCTACGAGTTAATATATTAAACTTAACTCCAATGTTAATAACATAAGCGTCTTTAAGGTTAATGGCATCTGTTAATAATCTATATTGTGAAAGATATAATTTTAAATTTTGTTTTACTGCATTGTTTACTTGAGTTAGTTTTTTATTCCCTGTATATCCTAATAAATACATATTTAATGCCATAGGATTAGGAATAGTTGAAATGTTTCCAACTCTTTTTACTACCCCATCAATAACTTCCAATTGACCATTTTGCTCTAATTGTTCATCTTGAACAATAAATGCTTTTGCGATGTTTCCGTATTTTTGTGGTAATGAATAAACTCTCGTAATGTAGTCTGCTCTCGTTACTGCTCTGTTCTGTGCGTTAAAGTATGCAGCTGCATTTAATTTTATTTCAGTTAGTGTTTCTTGACTTGCTCCACCTGAACTTGGTGATTCATTGAATACTATCAAACTTTGGTCTGATGTTTGTTGTGTGGAAGTATCTAAACCTGTTGTACTATTTGTGTAGGTTTTACTCTTAAAACTTCTAATTGTGTTTGATGGAACATTATCCTCAACACTACCACCATACTTATATTGTACAGTTATTGTAGTGTTTGATGGTGCCAATCCAAATGTTTGAGTTTTTAAGAAATTACTTGGGTCAAATGATTCATCTAATCTTGAAATGCCCGTTCCCAATGATGAACCAACATTATCTGGATTTGGAATTATTTCTTCATCTGCGTCTGAACTAATACCACTTCCAAATTTCAATTCCATTTTATTATCATCACGAATATAAGTTGTAAATCTTCTAGCTGTTTTAATTAATTTTAGTAAGTATGGTGAATCATTTTGATATTCTGATAAAGATGGGTCATTAAGACTTGTATTCTCTTCTGACTCAAATACCGTATCTTGTGCTAAGAAAGGAACTTGATACCAAGTATTATTTTCACTATCAGTTACCGATACAATCTCAGTTACCTTTTGATTTGATAAAACTATTTTATCAAACTTTTTAGCGCCAGTAAATGCAAATGTTTCAGTTTCTCTCACTCCAGATTTTGCTAAAACTTTTTTACTTAATCTAAAATTTAGTGGAGCGTCTCCTGATACTGGCTGTAATGTTTCTACTTTCATTGGGTCTAATGAACTTGATGTTTTAAAGTTAACATCATCCATTAAACTAAATTCGGTTCCATTCTGTGATACTAATGTTGAGTTTGCACCTACGATACCAGCGTAATCTAAGTCTGCTTTAAAATTACCACTACTTAAATTTTTTGCAGGAACATCAACCTGAACTGTTAGTTCTACCGTTGATGGTGCTGCTAATGTTGGTTTATATCCATATGATTGAGCAATTGCCAATACATTTTTTCTTTCTTCTGCAAATTGTAATAGTGTTTCTCTAAATTGATTGTCAACATAGTAATTCAATACATCACCAACATATGCTGCCATTTCAACAAACATCATTCCTGGTGATGCTTCATTGAAATCATTGTATGTTGTTGGGAAGTAACTCTTTGCAAATTCTATAAGATTTTGCCTTATATCACGGAAATCTCTACCGAGATAATTTACCTCTTTTTTTACTAATTTTTTATGTGTTCCGTAGTCTACTTGCCTCGGCATTTCTTATTCTCCAATATTAAAATTAAATGTTAATGTTTCAAAAGAATCGGGTTCTAATGATACTGAAAAGTCTATTGATACATCCACGATATTACTATCGCCTTGAATCACAACTATATCGTTTATGTTTATATAAGGTAACCAACTTGAAGTTGCTTCTCTAATAGATTCATCCACCCTATTCGGAATATCTGTTCCTTGGTCAAATATAATATCTGTTAGTGTTGAACCAAATTCAGGTTGCATAACTCTTTCACCCTTTGAAGTTAACAATAAATTTCTCATATTAGATTTAGCTTGTTCCAAAATAGTTTTTGTCTTATAGAAAAATCCCTCTGGACTATAATCTAGTGGAAACTTAATTCCAACATATATGTCATCATTTCTATCTATTTCTCTTACACTTGCCATTATCTATTAAGGTCTAAATCCCTCACCTTTTTTCTTTTTATCCATTGCTTTCATCAGTCCAGAATAATCACGAGTTAAAGCATCTTGAACACCCGTTGGAACTTGGTCTACTGAAACACCTTGTTTCTTGATTGTATCTACTGCTGCCATTTCTCGTGCTCGTTCTTTATTTTGAACTCCACCTAAATTACCATAACCCAATACTTCTGCCATATTGTCACTACCTAACACTCCACCGCCCAATGTTGGATAGTCATCAGACTTTTCCTGTTGTCCTAATGGGTTCGTGTTGTTCAATACTTCGTTCAATGTTGAATTTTTGCTGTATTGTTTTTTAGTTTTTTTCTTTACTATGTTTGGTTTTGGTTTAGAAATCACTTCTGATAGTTTGATTTCTTTATCTTCATTAATAAATATCTCACTTAGCTGCTTTTTAATCTCTTTACGGACAACTAATTCAATTATATTTTTTAACTTACTCTTATTCATTACTACTCCTATTTAGTTTAATTATATGTTTTCACCCAGTTTAATTAGTTCTGCTATTATTCCCATTGAAGATAGTTTTTGGGCGTCTTGTTCTTTCTGTTGAGAACTGATTAATAATTCTCTGACTTGTGGTGAACCACCAAAGTCAAGATATCTTTTTACATCTTCAGTATCAACACCCTTTGTGTCAATCACATCTCTGATATCAGTTGTGTCTAATGGTGGATTGTTTGGGTCTGCCTCATAAGCATCAAGTGCTTCTATTATAGATTGAGTATCACCACCCCCACCTTGTATCGCATCAAACGCTGCATTTAATGTTGCAACTGCTATAACTGAAGCTGCCGCCTGTGCTTGTATGTTTGCTACTTTAGTTTTTGCAGCATCTATATCATCAAAAAATTCATCCCACTCAGGTGTTTGAAGAGTTTTTAAATCATTCAACCCAAGTGCTTCCGTAATATCATTTAAAGATGTTGTTTTCCATTCTTGCTTATCTACCCACTCAAAGTCAAAAAAATCTTTTATTTTTTTTATTTGGTCTCTAAAAAATTTTAAGTCAAGTAAATGACCTGAAATGTTTAATGGGTTTATGACTCCCGGAGCTATTACGGGTGGTAATATTTTTGATGCTGCAGATATTACTCCGTTGTTAATATTTTCTATATGTGGTTTCATTTGTTCCGCATATGGTAAAAGGTTTGCTGGTAATAATTTTGTATCACCATCTATATCACTTATCTTTTTACTTAAATCTTTTTTTATTCCATTGGAATAATCCGTTACCATTTCGTTGGTTACAATACTTACTGCTTGGTTGTTTTCAATATTTACTTTATTACCTTTAATAAATATATCACCTTGTGCAAAAATACCAATATCATTTGTTTTGGCATTCAATAAAATTCTATCAGAATCAAAAATGATTTGTGGTTCCGAATATTCAAGATTTAATCCCACTTGCGTAGCTAATGTCTTTGTTGGTTCTGAATATTGAACAAGTTCATTTGTGGTCATATATAAAGATGATTTATCAAGTGCTAAGCTTTCTTCATCAACACTCAAACCTGCTACTACTTTTACATTTGGTGATTCTTCTTGTCCATTAATTTGACTACTACCTAAGTGTATAGCTTGTCCAAATCTACCTTGTATAATAGTATCACCTTCTGAACCCGCAAGTCTTTCTGCTTTGGTATCTTTAAAATATTCACCTGATTTATGTTCAGATAATTTTTTATCACTATTCAATACGCCGATTGATTGTTGCTTAGAACTTATTGATTCTAACTTATTTACTCCACTCTGATTAAATTGTTCACGAAACTTAGGATTAACATTCGATAAATTTTCCTGTAAAGTAGATATATAATACCTTTTACTTTTATAAGCCATACCAACTAATATATCACCAACTACTGGATATTGAAGTATGTTTGGATTTAGTGGATAATATAAACTCATCTCATCAGGTTTATCACCTTGTTCCGAAATTACATTTCTACCCTTTACAACACCTGGAATAAAAATTCCATTTTCTGCATTAGGTCTATATATGTCCATTACTTCAAGTGGTTCTAATTCATAGAACTCCGTATCTTTTGCAAGTTGTTTTAATTGCAAGGTTAATTCATTTGTAGTAACTACATCATTTCTATAGGGGTCTTTTACACCGCCGCCAGTAGACTTAGTATTTTTGTAAGCCATTAGTTTTCCTGTTTAATATCTTGAATAATTTCGTCTTGTTTTGTTTGTAACTCTTGAACATTTTCTTCTATTGCATCCATCAATTGTTCTTTTTCTGATTCGGATAAACCGAACTCTTCTCCAGCATCTGATACTCTCTTTTCAGCTGCTGTAATTCTTTGAACGATTGTTGCTAACTTGACAAGTTGTTCATCGTTCTTTACATTGATTTCTAAGTATTCTTTTAACATAGGAATTATTTGCACGGCAGTATCGCCATCTTTAATAAACCCTACCACTTCTTTCATTAGAACTTCTAATTGTTTTTTATTGGTATGGGAATTATCATAGATGTCTTTGAACACATCTCCGAGTGTTTTTCCTTTGAATATTTCGTAATCTGTTGACATAATTTTATTTAATTTTGCTTGTTTTTAATCTAATAATAAATAGGTAAATTTCAAAAAATAGGGATATATATTTATATACTCGTTGATTTTTTGTATATTTCTATATAGTTATTATACGACTACGGAATTTGTAGTCTTTTAGATGAATAAAAGGGGGAAACTAAAATGAAAAATACTATGACAATGGTAGTAGGTGTAGTAGCAGGTCTTAAAGATGTGTTATTATCTATTATCGGTCTTGGGGTTCTCGTTCAACTGATTTTTGTTGGCGGGTTCTTCGGTATGGACATTATTGGTAATCTAATTAGTTTAGTGAATTTGTTTGCAACAAGTGGATTCGCTGGATTTATATCACTATTGGTGATATTAGGATTACTTAATAAGTAAAAGAAATAAAGGTGGAATTAAAAAGGGGCAATAGAAATATTGCCCTTTTTTTGTTTTATAGATTATCCCAACTACCCGTAAACTTGGTTTCTATTGAACCCGTAGTTAGATAATTGTGTTGTAGATTAACGTGATGTTTCTTCATCACATTCACGACACGAGTTATGTGTTGTGTATTTGAATTGGTCATTTCTCTAATCATAATGTATAGAGCTTTCTTATTGAAGTTATCAATATTCTCTCTATGTTCCATAAGGTACAATACTGAATTAGCAACATCCATATCTTGTTTTCTTTTGAAAACCGTAGTTAAGTTATTTGCCCAATACTCAATAAACAAATCAAGATATTCTTTCTTTGCTGTGATTAAGTCTGCTCGTGTTGCTTCTTTAACGGGGTCACGTTTGTAATCAGTAACTTCTTCTCCGTCAGTCTGTTTCATCTTCTTGTAATTATTATTGTTGTGTAGAATCAAATAGTTCTTAGCAACAATACTAAAGTAAGAGAATGCCTTTCCTTTACCTTCTGTAAATTTATGCATATTCATATATAGAAAACTAACTACTTCGTGTTTAACATCATTACTCGGAACATCAAAGTAATAAAACTTAAATGTATGGATTATATTCTCTGCAAGTTTTTCAAAAGCATTTCTGATATGTTCATTATAAATTCTCTCCCTCATATAAGGACGAGTTTCTTTATTGTGTCTTATGATAGCATTTTCAGTATCTTGTGTAAAGTAATATCTCGGTGAACCTTTTTTTGCTTTTCTTGGCATATTATAATTCCTTTTCTGTTATTTCGGTTAATTCGTCTACGGTTTCTTTGATTGATTGAAATACAATTCCAACTTCATCATCTGCTTCAAAGTTTCCTTTGTCGTCAATTTCTTTTAATGTTACTTGTGTATCAATCACACGTTGTGCATAATCTTCTATCCAAGTTTCCAATCGTTCAGCTTTTCTCGTTAAGTTAAATATAACATAACTTTCAACCAAAGTCAAGAGAATAAATAATATTAAAAAATAAATCATTTTTTTGCCTCCCCAAATAGTTCGTTAAATATATCTTTAGCGTCCGTTGACTTGGTAAACTTTTCTTTTACTTCCGTATCAACTGCTGCTTTAATGTTCGTTACTGACTTCTGAACCTTTATGGATTCTTTCTTGTCTTGTCTGTGCCACTCATCATATTCGGTATGAGTCGCCATCATATCTGCTTGGTGTAAAATGTAAGCGATATTACTTTTCAATCTCCACGCTGGATTATATCCTTTAAGATATTTTTCATTAGCGTCTTCGTAAAGTCCATCTGTTAGCATCAATCCAAGATATTCCCACTCAGACATTTCTATGCCGTAGTGTTGTAGAATAAATAATGACCTATCTGTAACATTCATATAAGATGAAAGGTCTTCGTTATGAGTATAGATTTCTCCAAGATTCTTAACTCTCCAATCATTGTCTTGAACGACATAATAATCATTACCTTCCAAATCTCCGACTTTACCTAAGTCGTGGTGTAGGGCTGCAAATATTAATTCTTCATTGGTGAAATTAATTTTTGCCTCATTTGATTCCCACACATCTCTAATCTGTTGTGACATATTGACTACGTGTAATATGTGTTCTACATATCCACCCACCATAGCATTGTGAAATGCTGCTTTACCACTTGCTGGCGCCACTATCATTCTGTCTTCAAAATCATCATACATCTTGTTGAGTTTTTCTAATCTATCACCCTCAAATGTATTGTTGATAATTGTTCGTAAGTCCGTCCAATTACTTGTAATTTGTTTTTCTGTTAATTGCTTCATTTATTTATAACCTCGTATCTGTTTTTTGTAAATTTTATATCTTTTTCATTTCTTAATCTATTTCTATATGTAGTAAATCCAATTCTTACTCCCCAACCCATATGCAATAATATCTCATTTTTGGTTACGGACTTTTTAGTTCTGATAAAGTCTACTATCTTATCATATGATTCAGTTCTTTTGATTGTATTTAAATTATCAATAGCGCCTTGAAACATATCATTAATTTTTAAAATTTGTTTATCCCATTTACTATCTTGAAATCTTTGTAATGATTTTTCTGAATACTCGTTTCTAAATTCTTTATCATCTAATACCTTATTCATTGAATCAAGAAAAGTATTTGAATCATTATAATATATCCCAGCGTCATCTGCTAACTCGTGATAACTTCCGTCATCTGAAAACATATAAGGAACTCCGACACTCATTCCGTCAGTAGCAGATATTGCCCAACCCTCATACTTTTGTTTACAACAAACTCCAACTTTACAAGATGATAGTTTAGAAAAATACCCAAACCTATCATACTTATCAATTGTAATATATTCTCTTTCTTTTGATTCTGCTAATGGCACCCATACTTCAAAGTCTTGTCTTTGTTCCCAAAGTTTATCCATCTGTTCTAAAAACCAGGGATAATTTTTATATGTGTGTGGTCGGTGATTATAAACAACTATATTTTTGTCTGTTGTTTGTTGTTCATAGTTTGGTGTTTCCCATCCGAGATATTGTGGTTTAAGAATATCATCTAATTGTTTAATGACATTATCATTAAAATGTTCTTTAGCATTTTTCAATACAAGTTCTTTTTGTGCTTGTGTATTGATACCACACTTTTCCATTTGTAGTAAACCAATAATATTAAATGCTAAACCAACTTCATATTCATAATTGGTTATTTCTTTAAATTCGGTCCAATGAGTATATCCAATAATAGTAGGACATATATCGGTTGTGTTAAAAAGTAGATTCTTCAGTTGACCAGTATGTTCTGGCAAATGGGAATACACGATATCATAATCGTTGTGTTTCCAATCTAACATATCAAATACTTCTTTAAATGGAAATGACATACGCATAGAATTAGGATAAGATATTTGTGGAACTATTAATTGGTCAGTATTATCAAATTGTAAACTCGATATAAGTTCTGGTGATAATATTGTCCAATGTAAATCAGTTCTTACTTTATTAAGTTCTTTGATTATATTTTGAAGAACAATAACATAGCTATCTTTTTCTAAATCTTTTTGGAAAGTTATGTTTGGGTATACGAGTATTTTATACTTATATTCTTTATCTTCTGATACAAACTTATTGTTATACATTAAACTAAGATATCCTTAGATTTAAGTTCTTCGTACTTTTGTCTTTGCTTGTCTTTCACAACTTCATCAGATTCATTAATAATCTTCATATACTCTGAGAGTCTTATTACACCCATACGACGATTGTGATAACCACTCATAGCGCGACAATTTTTGTCAAACTCAAAAGTATCTCCTAATCCCTCATCAGAAAATGCTTGATTCTTTTCTTCTTCAGTCATACGAGCTAATTCCATATCCGAAATGATATGTCCACCTACTGGGTGAACAAATGAGTTTCCATTAATGTCTAAACCATTTTCTTTATTGAAAGAATCTGTGATTACTTTTTTAGAAAATACTCTTGGTTCGTGAAGTGGTTGTTTAACAACACCAATACTTTTAAGAGTTTCTTTATCAAAATCATTAAGAAAATCCTCTTGTATGCGGTTGAAAGTTTGTTTAAAGTTTCCAGCCTTTCTCCAATGACCTGCGAATATAGTCATTTCACCAGTATTGGTCTCTTGATTATCTTCAAACCACTCCTGCCAAGAATTGATAAATAAAGCTTTATCTGCTATACAATAACCTAAATCTTCAAACTTATCATTCATATGTAGTAAATTAAGAATTAATGGTCTCGTAGGTTCTAAATCCTTACCATCAATTAGATTAA